CACTAAACAACAGGAGATTGACATGATAAACATTCCGGACAACTGCCCGAATATCGCATGTGGCAAGAGTTTGAAGGCCAAGCACGGAGATGGTACATTTCACTGGCCCGAGATATTCATGTTTAATGTTATCGTGTGCCTGGATGAGAACGGTAAAGTCGTAGGGTTCTACTGTCCTCATTGCGGCCGGTGGATGAGAAACAAATATTACGCGGGGGATTGATATGTGTCTGGACATCATAACGAAACGGAATCCCTGGAAGTCTTGGGGTGTTGGGTACAAGAAATATATCGAACATTGTAACGGCAGACTCGATTCAGCTGTTATGACCTGTGAGGAGTATTGGGATTACGGGAGATGGTATTCCGCTGATGAGACGGATTTATACACAACATACGAAGGGGAAAAGTATACCAGCGGTTTTCACATTTTCTCTACGAAGGCGGAAGCGAAATCCTGGGGAAGCCCCCACAGTGTCGTTGTCAAGGTGCGATATAGAGGAGCTCATACTATCGGGATTCAAAATGGAGCAAAAGTCATCGTTGCCAGGAAAGTCAAATTACTGAAGGAAATTCGTGACGGAAGATATTTAGAGTGGGGGCCGTATTAACAACTGAGCATGATAATAATCGTTCGGACATGACATGATAACAATCCCCCGAGCGATCACATAACGGGTAGCGGTCGGGAGGGATGGCCCTTTAACTCCCGGCTGCACATAAAAGAGGAGACAGAGATGCGTGAACATAAATGCGAGAAAATGAGTATATGGAAGATACAAACATGCCACGATAAGTGGTGGACGTTAAGCCGTAAGGGCAGCCCCCACGTAAATCTTATTGTAACATTCTGTCCGTTTTGCGGAGAGAAGCTACCCGAGATATCCAAGTATGATAGCGGGGCATATTCGGCTATTTTCGACTTCGTTGCTCCAGGTTACACTCAGCGGATTCTGGTGAAGAATAAAGGCAAGTGGATCGCGTATGGACTTCCTGAAATGGATATGCAGGGAAAGTGTTCATCCGATACCGAAATCGACAAATGTTACAAAAACATCAAAAGAATATTCGAGGTGGAACAGTGAAAATAAAACACATCAGTATTAAAGGACGCCAGGGAATAGACGATCTCGAATTTGCAATGGGATCTGTTACGGTATTGTCTGGTAAGAATGCTGTGAATAAATCCTCTGTTATCGATGCCCTGAAGGATATCCTGAGCCACTCCCACGATCCTGCACGGATTCGGAAAGGCAGCAAGGCCGCAACAGTGGAGTTGAAACTTGACAATGGTCACATCTATAAGATGAAGACCACGCCCAAGTCGACTCAGTGGGACTTCAGGGATAACAAGGGAACTTCGATAAGGCGCACGGCGGAGTTATTGACCGGGTTGCTGAATCAGCTGAGCCTGGACCCTCTGGCGTTTTTGTCTAAGGCGCCGAAGGAGCAGGCGCGGATATTCACTCAGGCGATTCCGATTAAGGTTACGGCCGAGGAGCTGGGTGTGCCGTTAAAATACACAGCCGGAATTGACTTTGATCAGCATGCTTTGAGTGCTATCGGTGATGACAACAGCGGTGTGTATGGTAAGATCTACCAGGCACGGACTGAAATCAATCGCGACATTAAACAGAAGCGAGCTACTGTAGCTTCTATGGACCAGGGGTTGGAAGTCCTCGCGGTACCTGCGAATGGTAAGAGCTGGTCGGATGTGGTTCAGATCCTGGAGCAGGAACGTGCCGGCATAGATGCAGGACGCCAAGCTGCAATAAATGCAGCAGATGAAACATATGAGACGTCAAAAGAACAACTTCAGCTCGAGCGTAATCAAGCATATGAAGCCGTTCGTCTCGCGTTCGAAGCACCTTTGTCGGATGTTGATGGACGACTCGGTACCGCCAGGACGGCGGCGGAGAATGCGGGTAAGCTGGAATCTACTCGAAATTTTGTTGCTGTAATGAAACAAGAGGCTAATGATGGCGAGACCATATCGGATCGGATGACGGATGATCTGCAGAAGCTCAAGGACAAAAGGGCGGAGTTGGTCGAAGTGTCACCTATACCGGGACTTGAGACATCACCTACGGGATTGTTGTTTGAAGGTGTCCCGTTTGAGGTCGCGAACCTGGCCAAGCAGCTTGAGATTTCTATCAAGATCGCTCAGTTGAGCACCGGGGATCTCGGGCTTATTCTGGTGGATAATATGGAACATCTGGATAGCGAGAACTACGAAGAAATGATGCGCCAGATGGAACGTGCGGCAAACAAGAACGGACTTCAGTTTGTATGCGCCAGGGTGACGGATTCTCCCGGGCTGACAATAGAAAATAAATCCGAGTGATTGATTGACAACCGGAGATGCAGATACTATATAAATAATGCGGCATCATCCATGTATCTCCTCCTTTCTGAAGCTCCCGGGATGAACGGTGTTCCTGGGAGCTGATGGAGTAAACCATGCAAATTAAAGTAGAGCGAGATGTATTTACGGAAAGAGGTACGAGCGGTGTGTTGTATGTAGACGGGATCAAATATTGCTATACTATGGAAGACAGTGTGCATAGTGGTCCCAAGATTCCCGGCAAGACTGCGATACCTGCTGGGGAGTACCAGGTGATTATAAACAGGTCACGTCGGTTTGGGAAATTGATGCCGTTGCTGATCAGCGTACCTGAGTTCCGTTGTATCAGAATTCACAAAGGCAATACACCTGCCGATACTTCAGGATGTATTCTGGTAGGAGCTGCGCGAGGTTCCGGTAAGATATGGGATTGCACGCCGGCATACGATACGTTGTTCCGGGAGATCGAACTTGCTCTGCTGAAAAGTGAGCGGGTGAGGATTCTGGTTGAGAACCACAGGGGTACAAAGTCTGGGTATGATGACGGATATTATATCCTGACGGATGGGCAAATCGCGATCCGGCGCAAAGGAAAATGGACGATACCGGATATGGTAGATATTAATGATCTGTGGTTTGTGAGTGATGGGTCATTTTTCGCTAATCATACTATCAAGGATAAATTGGCATAAAGGAGAAATGAAGATGGACTGTAAAGATTGTGAATGGTATAATAAAGAACCAAAAAACCCTCCATTCGGTATGTTTTGTTCAGAACCTGGAGAAGAGAGTGATCTGTTTTATAGTCCAGGGTGCGCGTGTCCAAGTTTTATAGAGAAGTCAGAAGGCTGCTCCTGTCCACCAAATCAGGCGGCGAAGTTCTGTGATAAGTGCGGCAAGCCTCTGAGATGGATCACGGAAAACGGGTATTACAGGATACCGGAGGCGACACCCGGGCATTACTTCATAGCCGTCAAGAACGGGGCTATCTGGACTACGCTGTACAGCGACGGCTCCTCATCAGAGAGATCCAACAGCATAATGCACGAGCAATGGATCAACAAGTTTTTTGATCAAATTCTAAAACTCGATGTACCTGGAGTATAAAATGAAGAAAACACTTGAGTTTATGATGCTGGAACGTGTATTCTTATTATCAGGTGCTCTGGCGTTTTCCGGATTGGGAATTCTCCTGATCCACTGGGGAGCAGCTGCAGAATACATTATGATCTTTTTCACGCTGGCAAACGGTCTCGTAGGTGCGTTATTGAGAGGTTTGATCAGTCCTGGTGATTTCAAAGACGTTAACGGTAACGGCGGTCAGGGTCAAATGATCCCACTTTATCCTACACCAAAGCGAATACCGCCTTCACACACAGAGGACAATAAATCATGAAGAGGACATTAGCACTTTGTTTTATCCTGGTACTCGTACTGGCCACTGCAGGCTGTGACGGTACCGTCAAGAAGGCCGCAGAGTATATGGACGACGCTGCAGACGCGATTGGACTGATCCAAGCTATTACAATCAGCGCGGAAGCCAACGATCTAATCAGTGGCGAAATCCACGACGGTATACTCAAGGCAACCCTCAAGGCGAGCACGGCCGGCCTGGAGATTGTAAAATTACTCACTATGCTTGATCAGATGGGTGTTGAGGAATTCAATGTCAATGATAAGACGGAGATTCTGACTTATTTGACTGCTATGAGTGAGGCACTTGATCCGGTAGAGATTATCGGGATTCTCGATATCGAGGATGCTGAGGTTAGACATTCTATACAAACAGGATTCGAAACCGCCAGGTCTGTCTTATCGGCCTTTAACATTATGATTCAAACAGGAGAATAATATGGACGCCGAAAAAGCGTTATTGATTGCGAACCTGCTCAACACGTATGGCCCGAAGATCGTGGCTCTTGTCATGAAGATCCGGAAGGATAACGGTGAGGAAGAGACTATTGACCTGCTGGAAAGTGCCGGGAGTAAGTTCAGAGAAAATATTGAACAGGCTCAGGAAGCACTGGATCAGGAGTCTTAATGCTGATTGATTTGTTTCTCCCGATAGGGCTAGGGGCGTTCGGTAGTGCATTGAGCGGCATAGGTCAAGCTCAGTGTACCTGCTCGCGGGATTGTCCTGTACACGGTAATCAGGCTACGGGTTTGAATGCCGCCAGGGCGGCTCAGTGGGGTCCGGGTTTACAACAGCGGACGGCGCAACGGCTGGCACAGCTAGAATATAAGGCCAGCCTCGCCGCTTCCGGGTATTACGATCCTATTTTATCCTCCGAGCCGAGCAAACCAAAACACCGGGAATATAGCGGTGTAGATCCGATGAAGAACACCGTGACACCTAAAGTACTCAAATGATATACTAGGGTTGAATCCGCGAATATCGGAAAATAGATAAGGTAGGGCGGACAAGGACTGGCTAGGGCTGAGGCCGGTGACAACTAAATAACCGAAAGGATTCGCATGAGTCGAGCCGCTAAGTCTAAGCTTGTATTGGATGCTGTCAGGAGGTTTACACATCTACCTGACAGAACTATAGCAAGACACTTGCTCAATCAACATAAAGGGTTGTTTGATAATGATCTTGAGAAGATTAGAAGTAGTGTCCGGTATTACAGAGGCAAGAATGGAGAAAAGAGTCGAGCAACTGCCGAGAAGAAACACTCCGGATTATTCACAGGTGGTCCTGTTAAACTTCCCGAAACCTGGAGACTGACACGAACCAATTACGACCTGCCTCCTGGGTTATGGTTGATACTGTCTGATATTCACATGCCGTTTCACGAAAGAGTAGCACTTGAGGCGGCCGTACAGGCGGGACAGGCAGAGAAGGTTGACGGGATATTACTCAACGGAGACGCCTGGGACTGCGAGGCTTTGACGTTTTGGCCCACAGCTCACAGGGATTTCAACAAGGAATTGGAAGACTTTATCGATTTTCTGGATTGGTTGAAGCTACAGTTTCCAACACAGAAGATCGTGTTTAAACCCGGGAATCATGAATTCAGACTTCCGAGGTATTTTATCACGCACGCTCCTGAACTCGCCCAGAGTCCAGTAGCTTCTATGGAGACGGTATTGGGATTTGAGAAACGCGGTATTGAATTCCTTGACTATTTCCAGATCATCAACGCAGGCAAACTTCCTATTATTCACGGCCATGAAGTCCCGGCTATTATCCGTTGTGTTAATCCCGCGAGAGGATTGTTTTTGAGAACCAAGACATTCTCCGCGTGTTCGCACTGCCACAGCACATCGGAACATTCTCCCAAGAACATCCATGACGAATTGTTAACCACCTGGAGTTTCGGGTGCTTGTGCGATCTCCATCCGGAGTATTCGCCGTATGGTAACGATTGGAATTGGGGCTTTGCCTTTGTGAATGTGGAGAAGAACGGGGATTTTGAGGTTTTGAACCGCAGGATTTTACCTAATGGAAAGGTGGTATAAATTTGAAAAGGCAACCAGAACCAGAGAAGATGTTGAAAGGAGAGTCAGGCGCGACTCAGTCAGAGGTCAAGGAGCGGTTCGATTTGATCTGCCCGGCCGGGTTGAGGCGTCTGGCGGCACGGTATGGATTTGGCTCCGTAGCTCACTCTGATTTTAACTATTGTAAAGCAGAGGATGACAAAGCATTCCACAGGGCCAGGTTGAATCATCTCATTAAACATTTGAACTTGTACCTGCTTGAGGGTAATGAGAAGGACGATAACCTCGCCGCGATTGCCTGGGGTGCTTTTACGCTAATACACTATGAGGAGCGGTGTCAGCATCATCTGGCGCCGATATCGGGAAATGCAAAAGATACTGGTGATGTTTAGTTTGGCTGTAGTGACATGTGCTGTTCTGTGCTCTGGGTTTATCCTGGCGTTACCCGGGGCAGGCGGTACTGTAGAGGTCTCTGTTGTAAAGTTTATTGACTGGGAAGCCGTTGAGATGTGTGAGCGCCAGGTTATGTGGATTGATGAATTACTGGTGGCGGGGAGTAATAGTGAAAAGACAGCGAGACGGTTGAGAAATCAGAGACATGTTTTAGAGAGTAGGTGTAGTAAACTGCAACAGTAAGATCAACTTTTAAACCAGGAGATGTAAATGAAAATGTGGTGTAAAATCTTCTTGTTACTTTTAGTGTCTATTATCTATGCTTTTATGTGTTACTGCTTTCGATAGGGGGGCGGCATGAAGTGTCCGAGATGCGGGAGTGAACCTTATATGATTCCAGCGGATTCTTGGAATCTAAGATGTTTGAGATGCGGATATGAAGAGTTAGCCACGGCTGTTCTTGAAAGGCAGCAAGTCGAAATCGAATCGCTGAAGGCGGAGCTTGCTCGACTTGAACCTGAATATAAGAGGACGATTGGTGAGCGCAATCAGGCGCAAGGACGAAGTAGACATTTACAGGCTGAGCGAGACAGGTTGCGGGAGTTATTGAACCGGATACATGAATCTGTCTGCATAAATAAACGCAACAATCTTGTATTCAGTTGGGGAGATGGTTGCATGGTTGCTGGTTGCAAACTAACCGCCGCAGGGCTGAAGGGAGGTGGGGAATGAGTGACCAAGAGCAAGACTATCCATTAGACCAAGTGGAGAAGGACAAGCGCATCAAGGAGTTGAAGGATGAGCTTTCACACCTAAAGGATATTTATAACGCTATATCGTTTAGTGATAAGACGCAACTCTATAACGAGAACGTCAAGATGCGGGAGTGCTTGGAGATTCTCAAGGATACTCCTATCCCAATGGGATATGGGGATGATCCAACGGCTGTAATCCATCGAGTCAGAGAACTAGCCGCCGAGGGACTGAAGCCTGTGTCACGAAAAGTACCTACTATTAGTGACAAGGGAGGTGGGGAATGACTATTATATTACACTGGTGGATGATACCCGTAGCACTGTTCATTATCCCACTCATCTACGGCATGTTGCATGAGGATGAGGGCGGGTATTTTCCTGATATGAGTGTATCGTTTGCGGTATTGGTGTGTTGGCTTGCTGCGCTATGTATCATCATAGGACATTTCTTATAAGGGAGGTGGGGAGAATGAGCGATAATTATTGGTGGTGTGACTCATGTAAGATTGTTGTTGACGATTCAATGGTTGTTAATGACTCGATCCATATATCATGTGGCGCAAAAGTGAAATGGAAACAATTCTGCGAACAGACAAAAGAGGAACTCCAAAATAAGAACGCCACCCTCCGCCAAGAGCTTGCGGAGAAGGACAAGCGCATCAAGGAACTCGAAGAGGGGGTGTGGTGAATTAATTTTACTAACACCTCTCGCTAATAAAGAATAGTTTACTACTTCTTAAAATGCTTCGTCTTTACCGCTGACCATGTTGCATTGAGCAGCAGAGCCAATATCCCCGTCAACAAAGCCCACACCCTAGTCGATAAACTCCCCAACGAAGCCTGCACATATGTCATTTTGGTCTCAAGCACAACCAGGCGCTCTCCGTTTTGCTTAGCGTGTGATGCTATCTCAGATTCTATTGAGTGAATTTGAACATCTTGAGCGTCGTCTACTTTTTGGTTTGCCTCTTTCCAGGTAGTCAACGACGATAGAGATTCCGTACTGGCCAGGATTTGGGTTGAGCAGAATACAGCACCGACTATCAAGAATGTGAGAACAAGAGAGTTCATTATTTTCATTGGGAGATCCTCTGGAATGGTTTACGCTTTGCTGCTATTCTCATTGTTTATTTCTCTCCAAGATCCCGCTCAAGTTCAGAGATCTGGTACAAGGGATTTACTGCAAGCTTTTGGATAATCAATCTGGTCGTTTTGATTTTGCCGTCGATCAGACTGTCAGCCAGACGTTTTTTCATAGCCGCAGATACTGTGCGCCATGCTGTAGATTTGAAAAGGCTATCAGCACCGTGAAGAAGAGCTGCATCGAGTATAGCTGTAGTTGGTCCTCCTCTATGCAATCCAGAAGCTGCGCCGACAGCAAGGACTACGCGCTTTCCTAGCGGCGTATCTTTGCCGACTTGTGCTGTCTTTTTAGCTGACATTATGTCGTTGAAGTTTTTCCAAAAAGAGAACTCAGCATTTATTTTAGCTATACTGGGATAATCACTGGCGATTTGGGCTCTGATAGCATTGGTGAGAACTTTTTTAGCTTCGGCTTCGGCCGCTAAAGGTTTCGTCATTGCAAATCCACCAGGTTTACTTGCTATGTATTTATCCATCAACTGGCGCCATCTACGTGCGCTCTCTGCCGAGATTTGAATAGGTTGTTCGGCAAGGGCTTTTTCGGTGGCGGCGGCTTTTATCCGAGTAGAGTCGTCAACGTAGCCTGCGGTAACTACAGGCTCGTATCTGCCAGTTTTTGGGTCTATTCTTGTTTCTATCTGATCCCATTGCTGGCTGACGCGTTGACCTCTACCCTGAGCAGTTGCACTAGCGGGATTTGCCGCTTCTGATGTAAAAATCTGCCTCCCTCCTCTTTTCTCTAATTCAGATACCGGCTCTGTCACGGCTGCAGTCGATGCAACACCAGGAGTAGAGCGTGGTGGCGGTGTTCCGGATATTGGACCTGGAGGTAGTGCTTTCTGTGCAGGAGCTTTCTTTCCAGTTTGCGCAACCATTTCATCTAATTTCGCTAATATAATTTCGTATTGACGTTTTAATTCAGGATTCTCAACTATACTGGTCCCTTTGATCATAGTATCATTAGCGATTCTGTCGCGAAGCTCTTGATATATAGGGCGTGCATCTATCATGGAATCTGGAGGAAGAGCCTTCCACGCCTTGTCAAGAGCTTGAGCTGATGTTTCCAGTTCATCTGCAGTACGGCCCAGTAGGCTCTCGAACGAACGAGCTTTTATGCCGCGTTCGATAGCTTCCGGTATGACTTTTGTTTCAGCTATAGCTTTGGGGATTTGCTTTGTGGTGCCGAGGACTTTGCCGAATTGCTTTTCTGCGCTTCGTATAAGAGCTTTGGATACCGCTTTTACGGGTTTGGCTAACGCTAACAGCTTCCCGCTTCCGAGCATAGCAGTATCTGCAGCAACTGCACCAGAAGCTCCTGCTATATTGCCAGAAGCCCCTTGGCCTACTATGTTGCGGAGCATTGGCTCAAGCAGAACCCAACTCGCCTTGAGTGCAGGCTTGTCTAAAAATCTTATCTGATTCATGGTATCGTTAACCATGTCAAATGCCTCTTTGACTTTCCCTTTCAGTTCTGGGTTATCGTCGTAGCCGAAAAATTCAGCGGAGGCTCCTTTGCCGAAACGGTCAACAGGACCTCCTTTTGTCAATTTATCTACAGGATCTTCGGGAGACAGAGCTGATTTTAAATCAGATAACATTTCTGATCTGACATTTTCCGGAAGGTCTATGGTTTTTACACTTTCTGCGAACGCGGTAGCGTTACCTGGATTATCATAGAATGCGTCGTGGAGGGCTGCGCGCTGCTCGTTGTTAAGATCCCCTAACCCTCTGAGATAGGTAGCGAAATCATCTGTAGCCATGTGTTATTCTCCTGTCAGGTTCTTAAAAGGATTTTTGGGGCGTTCTGGTACAACACCGCTTTCTGTAAACGGTACTGTGCCAAGAGTTTCCATAGCATCCCTAGCAAGAGGACTGAACATCATATGTTCTGGCATGTCCATTTCCATTGTCGTTTTATACCTGTTGTTCGCGTTATAGGCTCGCGCATTAGCTGTTTCTGCCATTTGTTCTAGCACCACGAGAGCATCACTGATAGGAAGATCCTCGTTGATTATCTTGAGACCTTCCTGGCGGTCTGTTTCGTGCATTGCTCTGTTGTTGAGCAAGAAGGCGTAGAACTCGTCTTTGGCTGGTGTTATAGCGGTCAGAACCCTACGGAGTTCAGGGTATTTGCCGACATTTAGCCTGAGCCAGTTTACGGATTTATTCAACAGAGCTGAGTCTGTATTTTCGATCATTTTGTATAAATCATGTGCTGCAGCGGCGTGCATCAAGAAAGTGTTATAAGCTTGGAGCTGATCTCCGCCTTTTCCGCTGGTGTAGAGATCCAATATATTTATTTTACGCTGGATACTTGAAACATCGAAATCAGGATGACGTTGGAGAAGTGTGTCGAGAAAGATTTCCCTGCGCTCACTACGAATAGACATGAGGCGATAAGGGTTAACCAGGCTACCTGAAGCGATAGCATCAGCGAGACGGTTGTAGCGCTCTTGGGTTTGAGGTGGAATTTCTCCCTGGAGGCTTTTGCTGAACTCTTTGGTATCTTGATTCTGAACGAGAGCTTTAAGATCCTGACGTTCTTTTTCTGCGGCTTTCCAGTCGCCAGCTCCCATGAAGCGTGTTATGGCGTCCTTGGTCGCGGTAACAGCCCGTGAAATTTCCGGATCGGCAGCGCGCTCAGAGCCAGGAACTACGATAGCATCGACCATATCCATGTAGCCTTGGAGATTGATAGAGCCCGTTACTTCACGCTCTTTTAACTGAACATCGGCTTCGAGAACACGTTGTTGGAGCGGTCTGTCTTCTTTCTGGTATTGGAGCTGGTTTTCTGCGGCCGTAAGTTGAGCTTCTGATGCACGGTAGTTGTTAATCTGCTCTCTAGTCAAACCGCGTATTTTGAGCCCTTCTATCTCTTTTTCGAGCTCAGCATACGGAGTGTTCAAATAGTGGTTTGCCTCATTTTCGTCGATATGACCGGCATTGAACAATTCTCGTACTGCTTGGTTCTTCGTCAGATCGTCCGTAACGCCTCCAATGATAGATCTGAACATAGTGTTCTCATTTTGCGTGTTCTCGAACTCAGCGTCCGATAGGCGCAGTTGTGACTCTCTCTGCTGATTAAACTCAGTTTCAACTCCGATAAAAGCCTGTGGGCTGATCCGACCTTCGAGAGCGGCCAGGTATTCATCGATATCGCCCATTTTCTCTGGGGAGCTGTCGGTACCCGGGTTTTCATATATGGACCTGATCAGATCCTGCTCTTCTTTTTGTCTCTGGGCTTCCTGTAGAGCCATCTGATTGGCCTGGAGCTGGGTAGCCTGGACTTGCCCCTGCTGTTGCTGGTTCTTCAGCGTCATCATGTCGCTGAGGCTACGCATCATGTCAGGAGCCTGGGGTACCGTGGCTTGTAGTGCTATGTTGGGATTAACTGGCATATTAGACTCCTGGTTTTACCATTGTGGGAGATTGGCGTAGATATTGGTCATGTCGTTTGGGGGCGGCATTATTGAAGTGGCTTGCTGCGTCCCGGGCTGATTGAACAACTGAGACATCGCGTACATATTGCCGGCACCCTGAACACCTTGATTGAGCGCATTCGTCCAGGCATTAGATCCGCCGACATAACCGGAAGCTCTGGCGTTTGCGGCCTGGGTAGCGTAATCACCCATAACTCCGGCCGTACCCATCATGGTGTTGGCTGCATTAGTTCCGTATTGAGCTCCTGCCGCTGCGGCTCCTTGAGATGCGGTTTGTCCTAAACCAGCCAGTCCAGCGTATCTGTTCCAGAGATCTGATCGTTCACCCTGGAAACGGCCGTAGGCTTTGCTGTATTCGTTACTCATGTAGTCTTGGCCGTACCGAGTGACAGCTTTAAGAGCAGCCCCACCGAGAGCGCCGCCGCGTGCTGCAGCTCCCCTCTCCAGAGCTTTCTGCCCCTCGGCAAAACGAAATTGCGTACTTGGGTCTGTGTATTTGTCATACTCGAAAGGTTTGGTGAATTCACCCAGAGCAACAGGACCTCCACCGGACTCATTCAAAAGCTCACTGCTTACAGGCTGGCCGACCATATTTCCTGGACCGGTGCCGCCTCCGCCACCTTGGTGTGTGTTCTGTTGCGTATAACCTCCTCCACCGAATCCGCCGAGGGCCTGTGATATAGCCGAATTAGGATCTGGAAGAGCCGCCAGAGCGTTTTCAAGTCCAGGCATCTGCTCCGTAAGTTCTCTTATTCGGGCAGCTTTTTGAACACCGTCTAAACCGCTGGTATTACCGAAATGAGAGGTACCTTCCGCATTCAGAGAAGACTGCTCATTCCAGAGATTATCGAGTTCGGTTTGAGCATCCTGAAGTGCTCCCTGTGCGTTATTGTATTCTGCGGCACTGGCCTGGTTATAGCCCCCTCCATAAGATTGAGCCTGTCCCTGCTGAGGCTGCGCCCCCAGACCTGTCATGAGCTGATTCAAGGCAAACGTGCCAGCGGCTACACCAGGGGCTGCGAGCTGTTGGCCCACATTAAACTGACGCTGCTGTTCGGCAAGAGCCTGTTGTCCTGACTGATACCCAAGATCTGCGGCATAGTCAGCAGATTGAGATTGCTCATACGCAGCTCTGCTGGCGGCGCCGGATGCTTTGGCGCCAGCATACACTGATGTACCTATACTAGCTGCTCCTATAATTGCTGGTACTGCTACGGCTGCTGGCATATTATATCTCCTTTTTCCAGGCTGTTGCGAATTTAGTGTAACCTAATCGTTTCAAATAGAGTTCTAAAGTGTCGTCTGGAGCGAATCCTATTACCGTGGCTGCTCCGAGTTCTTTCAGCTTATTCACGCATGTTTTTTCGAGACGGGCGCCTACGGTACTACCTCTGTGTGCAGGCGCTACCCAGCTGCCTTCAAGATGAGGAAGCTGAACGATAGCCATGCGACCAATAACTTTGTCGTCGTCATCCACAGCGACAGCTACGAGAGAGTTGTCCGGAGTGAAACCGGCACCGTCTATGCCGTCGAGTTTGTGGTATTCATTCGGTTCTAGGAATTTTATTTTCATGGCTTTAATACATACGTGTTACCGACAAACGTCTGAAGTTGTGCCAACAAAGGTCCGGTACCGGTGTAGCTATCGGCAACCGCCTGTACTTGAGCTTTTAATTCATCATCTAATTGGGTTATATTTTTACCTTCTAGCTCAAAAGTGAAACTCGGTGTGACGGTTATCTCGCCGTTTGTTATCTCTACTTTGACATTTACCCTCTTGCCGCCACTTGTGATCGCTAAAATCGTATAGTTTATTGCCATAATTTCTCCAGATCTACTGCACTGATTTGAATACTTGGAAATCTATATCTAAATCCGTATCGTCGCCAGCATATTCAAATATCCCATCGGTATCAAGTGGAACCATGATCGTATGGCGCTCATAACCACCAGCATCGATAGAATTGGTGTTAATTTCTTCGATGTCTACTAGGTTAGTGTCGCCATTTCGCCTAAACCGAGCCTGAAACGTGTCTGCACCGGCTCCGTTATTTACTAATCGAGCGCGAACGATTGCCCAACTATGACCGGCAGTTATATAGGAACTGAGGTCGATGTTATACCAAGTGCTTATATTGGTGCATACCTGACCCGTAAACTGATATGCGCTTGGGTTTGTTTCACCAACACTGATAATGCCGTCAGGAAAAGTACCATCGTGGTTCGCGTTTGCTGGCTCAATGAGGATACTGTCAATTTCAGATACATTGGCGTTATCATCATCACCGCCGCCATTCAAAAAGAATCGAGGATTGAAGTACGCTGTAGTTGCCGGAAGCTTGTAGGGATCAGTGGCTGTACCAGTTCCGCCCGTTCCGGTTCCTTTAAACCATATCGTTTTCTCTTCCCATACCTGAATAGTGAGAGTCCCTAAATCAAAGGCACTGATTAAGTCCTTATAGGCGGTACTGGTAGCCGCTCCGTCCTGATCGAAAGTGTGAAGCCTTAAATATAGATTATCCTCTGCGGCGTCATCGGTAGTGTATCTGCGAAAGACTATAACCGCCCGATACAGACTATCGGGGTTGAATGGGATATTTTTATAATATGTGCCTGTTGTGTAATTCGTGGCAGAGCAAACTTTGCCGCCAGTTTTACCCCGAGCCGGATACGCGACATTAAACCCACTTAAACTATTCCAGTAATTCTCGCAATCTGAACCGTCCTCGAATGTTTCATGTGTCTGGCCCTGCTTATAATCCGATAGAGTAACCGCATCGCTTCTCATGCTATCTGCAATTACTTTATCTGGATTAACCTGCCCAGCCTCATCGAGTCCTAACAATACTCTGGTCTGGATATCTTCCGGTCGCCATAAGCTGTTAAATGTTCCGCCGTCATTCCAGCCCATGAGGAGAAGACTGGTAGTCGGTGTAGGTAGCGTATTGGTTGTTAAAAATACATTAGGCTGTGACGCGCTCCAGTAGATATAAGTATCGTTGGTGTTGTCGTTTGCAATAACGTATTTGACGCCATTGTATTTGAAATGGATACCTGTCCAGGACACGTAACCGGCAGAAGGATCGTTACTCGCGAATGTTCCTCTATAGACTTCTACGATAGAGTCGTAATTATACACATCCAGAGCGGCGAGAACTCTCCTCCACACCTCACTCCACTCGGATGTCATTATACCGGCCTGCATATCCTCCGGACTCGCATACATTGGAGTACGTGGTGCGTATTTAGGAATAGAGATTGCCATTAATGTACTCCAAGAGAAGCTTCGTAGAAAGCGTCAATTAATCGATATGGTATAGGATCTGTGGTGGATATTTCAGGTACGAAATCCCAACCGCTGCCGAGACGTCTCCATCGGACTCTTTTACTGTATTCTGCATTGGTTCCGACTGATATAGCGTCTTCGGCTGTCCAGGTTTTGCCGCCGTCCCAGGAGTAACGTAGCGTGAGTGTGGAAGAAGATCCTGCACCAGCGGCCGGCGCCAGTCCTGTTTCGAGATGGACTTCCAGGTTGTGCATGAACAGCCTGTGGTTTTCGGCGTAGAGATGGGAAGGGACACGTATTCGTTTTATGGGATCGTCATTGTCAGTGCTGTAAGTTGAACTTACGATATATACTTTGCCGTCAGTGCGATCTCCAGCGAATAGATAACCGAAAGCCGCTACCACGTTGTCTGTTTTGTGCCTGGTCATTGTGTAGGTAGGAGAAGCTCCCATGTATTGTCGTTCATGCCAGAGACCGGTTAAGGCGTCGTAAGACCAGGTAGTAGCGGGGAGATTCAGGTTGTAGAACTCATGACCGTATTGTCGATAGGAATAGGCGGTAAGAGCCAGCGCCTGAGCAGATGTAAGACTGTGCAGATCCCGTTCAACCTCGTGATTTGATATACGTCTGGGAGTGTGACCTTCAGCTCTCCAGACAGCACCCTGGCCGCGTGCGTCAGCACCTACCCACGCTATGCTGTTATCGAATTCAGCTACAGTGTCTCCGCCCATTATACCGCGTTCAATCACGGCTCCCGGGATTCTGACGTAAGGAAAGTCAGCGTCTCCACTGTTGTAGTATGGCCATGTGGTTTTGTCTGCGTGCAGCCAAACCTCGTTGTGGCTTATGAACATGCCGAGTACATCACCCGGGTCATCTTCTTTGGTGGCGTAGTCAAGAGCACTCCATGTAGAGCCGTCATAGAGATTTGAGATCTTTACGATCCTGTCGCTGGCCTTTATCGCGATAAAATAGCCATCAGCGAACCCTGCTTGACCGAAGTCTCCGGATACAGCAGCGAACGTGCTCGGGGCTGTGAAGAGATAGCCGCTACCTCCGGATGTTATGAAATAATGAGTTCCGTTATATGATATCGAAGCTGGAGTTGTTGCACTTGCGACTGTGCCGATAAGTGTAGTTGTGCCTGGTGTAGTGACCTGTCCCGCGCCGTTTATGACAAAGTCATTATTCAGTTTTATGAGTTTATCGCCAGCGACGGCCAACAGTAACCCTCCTTGATATACGAGAGCCCTGATCTGTTTCGTGTCACCGTAGTCCCACACCTCTTCCAGTCCTGGAGTCGGCAATAGTGCAGCTCTGTTTTTACCGCTACCGCTCTCAATAAGCTCGGCGTACCAGTTCACAGACCGGGCGGATTCAATAACTGAACTTTTGCCTTCAGCAGAGCCCCCAACAAAATTTGGATATCTTGGCATTAGTAATTCCTGTCGGAGAGTATAGTGTATGGTCCTTGTCGCAACAGTGCGCTGTCAGTGATGAGAGTCGGAATTTTAAGATTGTGTGTTTCGAGTGTGGCCTTGGCTTCAATAGCTCGAGCAATTACAGCTGCCGGAACTTCTTTACCGTATTCCGGAGCGAGATCTATTGCAAGGTTGTAAGCGATAGCCCTGGCATAGCCTGGTGCGAGAGACACGGCGTCGCTTGTGGCTGTGTACGCTGCGAGGCTTTTTTCACTGTAGATAACCAGATCAGGAGTAGCACTTACAGGAACGTACCAGAGATAGATAGTGACTATTGTCGGGTCGACTTCATAGTATAGATGAGAAGGGAAAGTCGACTGGGTTTCTTTTGTTCTGATGCGAGCCCATTCGTTTGGGTCTCTGATGACTTCTACGGGATACTCAACAGTGGTGGATGCTGCCGGGTTTTCAATCACGCCGGCTGCAACGATATGAACCGGGCGCGTAGTGTCGAAATCTTGACTCGGACCCATAGTATAGCTTGCGGTGCCGGCAACAAGATCAAATGTTTCTCGTGTCACTTTGAGTATAGCCAGTCCTTCGATACTCCACGAGCCCAGCATGTTATTGAGTGCTTCAAGCGCATCTGTACCCTCAGCCGTTGTCGGGTTTTCTCCTGGAGCTATAGCTCCGATTAAACGCAACGACCTTTTTACGAGATCGAGAACTGTACTTGCCATTATTTTTTACCTCTCTTTTTTGCGGCCTGCTCGAACAATCTGCACCAGTCATCAGCCCTCACAAGCTTAAAATAAGATGAGTTCGGTGTCAGACTATCAGGAGGTTCTCCGTGACAGCGAAAAGTTTCTGTATTAGGGGCTCCAAACTCCGCTGCTATTTTGCCTACCCATTTACAATTTTTACAGTGCATAAGTCTCCAGTCGGGGAGCCGACTTGCAAATCAGCCCCCCTGTTGGTGAAATCTATCCTGCAACCCTGCAAGCGAGTTGAGGATAAAGGACAGTCCATCCATACAGGACGTCCAGCCTGCAGATGAACCTGTCATAGATGATATCGTACTGGCGAACAAGTCTCATGCTCATACCGAGCTGCTTGTCGCTCATACGACCGGCCATATCCACGCCGCGAGGCAACGGAAGATCAGCCATACCGAGACAGAAAGCGTCACGATGGAATACCATGTTCTGAGGGCTCTGGGTCGAAGCAGCTCCCAAGAACGTGAGAGCATCGCCATCAACAGGATATGCGCTGATGGTAGCTTTCGCGTGAGTGGCGATATACATCGGAGGCGCGATAGAAAGCGTCGCGTACCCAGAAGCATCGGCCGTGGCTAATGCGGTACATACAAACTTCCGCAGTTTGCCTGTGGACTGACGGCTCTGAGGATTGACAGCATACACGGTGGCTATTGTGAAGATGTCGCCATCTGCAATAGTACCGGTGGAGGCGGTCATGCCCTCAACAACGAGTGTTGCCTGGCCAGCGGTCGAAACCGTGGTTCTGACTTCAACACTTGAACCCAGGTCATTACCCGTGGTATGAACACGAGCATTCTGGTCCATCTGCCATTCTAAACCGACAGCGGTTCCCATACGACCGGATTTGTACTGCTTGCTGATCTCGTTGCTGGACTGAAACAGACCCTTTAAGGAGTCTATGATTTCAATCTGTGCGTCGGGGTTGATAACGGCAGATCTCAGTCCGTCCATAGGACAGGCTTCATCGTCCAGGGCGCCGTTTGCCTGGAGATAGGTTTTCAGATCGCTTGGGGTTGTCCCAGGCGTACCCACGGCATTGTACACATCTTTGTACAGCGCCATTCCGTCGTAGTCTATCTTGTTGGCGATAGTCGATACGGCGGGTTGCAGGATTCTCTGGCTGAAGTCGTCAATACTCAGAGCGAGCTCAACAGAGGTGAAGGAGATATCGACACCGAACTGGGTGCCGAGTGTCAACGTCACATAATCCTCATCGGTGTTCTCGAACGAGGATATCGTAGCACCGGATCTTCCGATGTACTTGGGCGGTTTACGGATATTGAGAGCGGTACCGATTTTGGCACCCTCTACAGCGAACTTGTCATCATACTGACGATTGACGAGCTTGGCAAACCGCAGGTTGTTCTCAAGAACACGCAGGGCTTCCCGCGTGATCATGGTTATGGTGAGAAGGTCATTGGTTGGATTGCTAACCATTTCTAATTACCTCGTGAATAAAAGGAGAAGCGCAAGTCCTATTTGCCTCCTCCAGCATCGCGCCAGGCCATATATTCCCGGTGAGTCATCTTTTCGGGATCTTTTGTAGCCTGAGTCCGGTTCGTGTTGACCGGCGTTACAGGCGTACCTGCCACGGTTGCGGGTTTAACTTTCGGTTTTGGTTTCGGTTGAGGAGTAGTAGCTGGATCAGACTCGAACTTCATTTCGAGCTTTCCTATTTCGCGCACAACAGCATTTCCCGACATACCGAGGAATTTCTCGGCAATATCCGGGTTTGTTCCGATATGATACGCGATATCCGGACCCACAGGTGAATCGACAATAGCCTCAAAGGCAGCTTGGGGAATACGAAGATCGGAATTTACTTTGACGTCGAAATCGCTATACCTGGTTCGTGCTTCCTCTACTTTAGAGTTCCAAGTATTAACGGTTTCGCGTTTCCGATCCGTTTCTTTCTGCTGCGCTGAAGCTTTCTTGTCATCAGCCAGTGCGACTTTCGCACTCCATAAACCAACGGCTTTCACGTAATCTTCGTATGTCTCAAAGCTGTCCCGATCCGGCTCAGCTAAAACGTCAGGAGTAGCAACTGGTTGTGCAGCCTGCTCCCCTTCCGGTTTAACTCTGCCTTCGAGTTGGCCTGTGAGACGTGCGTTTTTTTCCTTTAATTCGTACTTCTGTCGCGTAAGCTCGTTGATACGTTGCTGGTAGGAATTCGGTTTCGGTTTATCTTCAGTTTTCTCAACCTGGGGAGTACCTGGATCTCCCTCGATTTCGGTTTCTTGAGGAACGCCCTCAGAACCTTCTTCAGGTGATGTTTCTGTTTCTGTTTCTGACTCTTCAAACTGCTGCTCGCCAGGGATTACTTCTTCGTTCTCGACGACACTAACCTGGAGGCTGTCGTCGACCGTGTTTTCAGTCGCTGTCATTTGTTACCTTTCACCGTAAACGGCGTATTGGACCCGGTGATGCCACCGGTAGATTTGAAGGGGGAGCCGAAGCTCCCCGATTAAATTACTTGGTTAATGGAACAAGAATACCGGCTGCGGCTCCGGCGCCGTATACATTACCGGCATCGGTGGAGTTACAGTCAGTAGCCTGGAAAGCAGAACCTGGATCTAAGAACACATCTCCGCCGGCGTCTGATGCAACTACCATAGCGTAAGTGAGTTCTGATCCGGATACGTTTCTGCTCTGAGAGTTGTACCCTACAGTCCGTATGAATTCGAGTCCGCCGTCAAGTGAACTGGTAGCGGCTCTAACGAACAGGTGATTGGTTGCGTGAGTGGAGACCAACTTGAAAACACAATCCGTGAACCTGTTGTTCTTGGCTGTGCTTTCACACAACAGCTGTGAATTGGCCTGAGCTCCACAAGTGATCCTGTCCATACCGATAGTGCATCTCTCAAACTGATTCTCTTCAGCACCGCTGAGATTGATTGAGTAAGCACCTGCGATATCCATGCTGGCGTGACCGAATCCTGTTATGTGACAGTCTTCGAATTTGTTACGGTCGCCGGTTACTTTCAAACAACCGGTTGGGTTTGTATCAGCAACACCGGCAAACATCGCGATGCCCCTGAACAGACAGTTGTTGGCACTGACCGTAATCAGATTGCTGGCAGTGACATATGAACTGATAAACGCCAGTCTGGAACGGGGAGAGATATTGATCCCGTTGTTGACTCCGATAAGATGCACACCGTCTTTGTTCCAGTCCAGTGTTTCAGACTGATACGACGTGCAATAAGCGGACGAGTTACCTTCGCTATGAACGAGGATAACATCATTCTGGTTCGCCTTGGCGTTCTGGAATGCGACCTGGATTGTCTTGAATGCGCGTTCTACAAGATCCGGACGTGCATTGATATCGCTACCGTACCGAGGCCGGACATGGAGAATGCGTCCTGCAGGAAAAGGCAGAGAATCCCCGAGATTGGGCAAGATAGGAATGTTGTTTAAACGTGGTAATACTGGTTTAGCTGGCATATCTAATCATCCTTATAGTTGAAGTTCGTCCGGTCGTAGTTCGAGATCGGATGACATATCCGGCTCTACGGCTGCGGCAACAGCCCCGGGCTGAACTGGTTGTGGTTCGCCGGTGATAGGGGGAGTAGCTTCAGGCTCGTTTACGGAGCTTATGCTTGCCTGAGCTGGAGCTATCCCTTGTTCGGCCTCGAATTTAGATAATATATCGAGACGCTGTCCTATAGTCTGTATCTCGCTTCTGAGTATTTCGACACCCTCAGCACTTCTGAGTTTGGCTTCAGTTACGAGAAGTTCGGTTTTGGCATTGAGTCCAGCGATACGCTCCTTAGAAGCGATTTCGAGAACCTTACCATCACGCTCGTCAGTGAGTTTATTGACAAGTTCCGTAAGAGCTTCATGCTGCTGCATGAGTTGTTGCATTTCAGCCTGGACTTGGGGCGGAATCTTGGGTTTTTCTTCTCCCTCTTCAGGCTCCTGAAGTTCTGGCGGCAACATCTTGTGAATACGATCTGCAATCTTGTCAGCCAGAGGCCAGTCCATAGACTTGACCATAAGATCGCCGGCAACCTGAGCGAACTGGGGATAATTGCGCGTGAGCTCTACCATAGATGCTGCGGCTTCCTGGCGCCGTGTTGTGTATGAAGGTCCGACGATAACAGCGACATCATATTCACCAACACCGAGATCATAAATCCTGTCTGCGGCTTTTACGTCGTCCTGGGGCTGTTCAAGCTCAGGAACACCCGGGTTAAGAGACGACTGTAGATGTACCATCTCTTCTTTCTGATCAACTCCGATAATACGCTCAATACGAGGAGTATCGTAAACATACGGGATGAGATCTACCAGGATACGTCCAGTGTGGCGTATAGATCGTGTTAGATTGTCTATCAGGTGGAAATTGGCAACATCACCTTCGCGCTGTCGTGCCAGGATGGCTCTACCGGATGTCTCATTGCCCTGAGCCCCAACACTCGCATCATATAACCCTGTTGTAGCCTTGAGATCGTCTGCAGCCTGGGCTCTCGATAATGCCGTAGCCTGAATAGGCGGCTCGCTGGAGAGCTTACTCGGGGGCGGTACAGGCTTCCCTTCAATAGAACTCGCCTTGTAGGGCAGATAGGCTCTGTTTTTGGTGTTGAGATCCTTCCAGAACTCGTCGACTCCCTTTAACTGACCAACCTCAATCAAGAACGGGGCTTTAGGCGCCAGAGCAATCATCTCTGTTTGAGCTGATGTCCAGTAGTTATAGGCACGCTGAGGATCTTTTGCGTACCGCACAACTCCGCTGAGTCGACGTTTCCCGTCTGATATAAGCTCTTCACCAAGCACCGGGATGAGCGGAATAAACTTACCTTTGTAATCCTGGCGCTCTTCCAAAACTTTCTTGGCATTAAACTTGGCCCAGCGCACTTTTTCGACTTTTAAACGTCGTGTAATGGTGTATTCGGTTGAAGCCTCTTCTTCCGTGAGCTCGTCTTCGTATTTTTCGGTATCGTCAGCAAGCTTGACCAGAACCTTATCGATTTTTTCTTTATACCAGTATTCAGCAACCCTGATATTCTTCTCTGTGATCCAGTCTTGGACGTTGTCTCCGGATGAGTGGAATCTGGTCAGCCCGGCAGCTTCTGCATCTTCACCGAATTCCTCTTTATACTCCTCGTGTGTATAGTCCTCGACAACAAACGCCCATTGAATATCGCTACCATCAGGCTCTTCAAAAAAAGGATCGCAATAGACAGTAAAAGGGTTAAGGACGCGCTTGATAACAAGTTTCTGTTTTGATGTCTTGTCATCAGCGTAGACATTCAGCACTCTCAACCAACCAGGTCCACCAGTAGCTGCGGCGAAATCAAATGCGGTATCATAAGCTGTGTCGGCGTTATCGTATTCAATACTGCGAATAAGGCCCTCAACTATCTCTGCTGTTTTCTTGTCGGCGTGCTCTCCCATCGGTGTAACGTGTATCGACGGGCGGTTTTGGCGCTCATCATTTGTAATCTGGCGAATGAACTGGGGAATCCTGTTTACAGTCAAGCAAGGTCGTTTATCGATCTCGCGTTGGGTTCTGATATCGGTAGGCCATTGGTCTCCGAGTCTGAATCGCATATCCTCTGCGGACAGGGCTCTCTGCTCTTCCCAGTTTTCTGCAGAGATCTTCTGACGTCTGATGGCGAGTTCCAGGAAATCTTTGAGCTGTTGCTCGGTTCTCCTCTTGACCCCGCCTTCGAGATCCTCCGGAGAGAACTCTTCTTTCTTATCCTCACCCATGTAAGTGGAGGCCGGAGGTGTTGGAAGCTGTGGTGTCTGCTGTGCTTCAGCTCCAGGTGCGATGAATAATTCGTTACCCATATTCGTTGACATAAATGCCTCTATAATTTCGATTTCGGATTAGGTGCGTATTGTCGTGTGCTCTGGCTACCACCGGATGTGTCGGGAGGGTTTGCGGCCTCATCAGCTTCGATTTCTTTTAGTTTACGCCGGATACTGTTAACCCCTCTACCAAAACCTCTTGCGAGTTGTGTAGTGACATTAGAGAAATAAAATCTGATCGGATTCTGGTAGGCTTTCTCTAAAGCAAATAGGGACCTGAGCTGAGCATCTGTCGGATTGCCGAATAGTTCAACTATTACAGTCTCCTGTGGGCTTTTGCGTGTTAGTACTCTCACCAGTCCACGTTCCTGTGCCAGTGAGGGGTAGTTATCAAACGCCTGCTTCTCGGGTATCTTGAGAGCCTTGGCGAGAGATGCTTCATGACTCGTGACGTTGATAGCGGTGCCGTCCTCAGTCAACCAGCCTCGTGTGAGTTTCGCCGGGTCTTTTGTAACTGTGCCGAGTGTTGAGGGCTTTATTTTAACGGCTGCTGCAGGAGCGAGGGCTGCAGGGGCTCCACCGCTTCCGCTACTTCTTCCACCTTTTCCCTGGAATTTGGCCCACTCTTCTGGAGCATATCGCTCGAATCCTTCTCTGATCCACTGTTCAATCTTGGGTTTAAGAGTACTGTCCAACTCTCTGATATCCTTGGATCGCCCGGCTTTATCCAGCCTCTTGATATAACTTTCGCCACTTTGATACCTCTTGTTTTTCCATGTGTTAGCTGCGGTTTGCAGTTCTGTACCGAACCAGTCTGTGTATATCTCATCTTTTAGTTTAAATTCGTCAGCTATTTTACCGACTGTAGCTTCTATCTCTTTAAATCTAGCAGACGACCACGCGGGATCTTTTGGGCTGGTTTCAATCAATCTAATCGCAGGTCTGCCCCCTACCTGTACCGAAGAAGCCCCTTCAAGAGACGGGTCTAGTTCAATTAGTCTTTTGTGGAACTTCGTAAAAGCGCCTCTGTTATTTAATTTTTCAGGGAGTATTATATCCATGCCGGTGGCTAGTTGCTGCTTACCCTTAACGACTCTCGTAACTCCAGCTCTCGACTTTGCGGGACCCATCACGTCTCTTACTGCCGGCCCAACTCTAGCCCGAATCCGATATCCCATCATGTAATCTTGCTGAGCGTAATAACCGACAGCGTTGATAAACTCATGCACAGATTCAGGTGTACCAAACACTTCTACTGACTTACTCGGATTAACTTTACCTCCCCAAGCCCCGGGTTTCATGAATCCACCCAAAACCCTAATTCCTATTTTCGGGCCGAGCACATTCATAATGTTCGTCAGAACTTCATTTGTTATGGACTCGTTGGCTTTGTAGTCTAATTTATGCAAGTCCGGGAATATCTTGGAATAAGGTGACTTGTTACCGAAAGCCAGCTCGGTAGGTATAGTTGATACATTGTGGCGCATCATCAATTCAGGAGACTCATAGGCATACCCGAATTTCTTACGCATCGCAGCCCAGAGAGCCGCTTGCATTTGATCCGGTGTCCAGTCGCTTTTGCCTCCTATCTTTAGTCTATTTGCTTCAGGGACTGCCTCATTCAGCTGTTTCGTAATCAACTCATACTGAGCTTCGGAAGGAACTCCGGTCTTGTTATCTTGCTTGAGACCTTTTGTGGCTTTTTTGCCGAACCTCTTTTCGAGGAATTTTAAATAGGTCTTATCTAAAAATCCTGCGAGTCGCAACATGTGAACATCAATAGGAGTCGGGCCTCCGTATTTTGGGTCATCCCCCATGATGCTGCGCGTAGTCTTCCCGAATGCTGCGTCTAGGAAATCAGATAGCTTGGCTCTAATACCGGCTTTCGGTACTTGCTCTTTGAGAGCAGCTTTTACCGCAGGTGCATTAAGTCCAGCCTGTTTAGGCTCATGCAATCCAGCTAACTGACGCTCCGCTATCAGCATGTTAGTCACTCCGCGTCTCGGAGCTTCATTAAGCTGTGTCAAACTCCATGCAGCCAGTCTCGTAGAGGCGTCGTCTATCCCGACATATTTCTCGAACACCGGACGAAGCTCTGAATAAAACCTAGCCGCTTCCTGTATCTCGGCATCTGAACCATATTCCTTTATCATTCTCATATAATCTTTAGTCGATTGAGGACCAACAGGAAATTCTCCTGTACCGTCATTGAGATAGTGCCTGCTGTTGGAATGTTTCTGGAATGGAGTCTTCCGCGCTTTTGTTCTGCGTATTCTCTCTCCAGGACGCTGTAGTGGCTCGACATTGTCCCAGTATTTCTTTAGAGCATTGCCGGCATATTTCCAATCAGGAAACATAGCGTCTGTGTTGAGAAATCCACCCTCTTCTGCTAATCCTCTCGGACCAAATCCCTCACGAGCAGCCCCCTGAAGTTTCTTGGCTCCAGATATCACACCTGGAGACACTGCAGCTAAACCGAGAGTGAGATTAATAATCCCTTTGGGATAATTGCCTTCTTCAAACCCGTCTATACCGTGCTTGATCATGGGAATGCCGAAACCAACACCGGCAAGGCGCCCGAGCTTGCGTGGCAGCGCGGCAGCGGCGCCTATAGTACCGATAGCCAGTGGTGTGGTCATTCCTATTGCAATATTGTCAACCTCGTCCATGAGCTGCTTCATGGCATTTGGTTTATTCGGGTCAAGAGTGGCAGCGAGTTGGGGATTACGCGCCATGTAAACGTCCCAGGAGGATCTCCCGGGCTTGATCAGAGGTGTAGTGAGGAATTCCCCTATCTGACCGAGACGAGATCCACCTGCTGATGTCGTACTGGTGGGCAATGTACCACCAATCTCAGCCGCCGACAGCCTGGAGGAGTCCAAAGGCTTCTGCACGTTGGGCGAGAATGTCCTACCACCTTGACGAATCAGCTCGGATAAACTCAGTGTAGGCTCTGGCATTATTTATTCCCTTTCAACGGAAATTCAATCACTTCACCAAGTTGTCGAGATTTTCTGCCGCGTTCTACTGCAGCATTCCAGATTTGATTGGTTACGCTGTTCGGATCTTTTGAGTCTAATACAGAACCTATGCTAAAAGGTCTCTGAACTGTCGGCGGTTTAACAGCAGGCTGCGATATATTACTGAACGGCTGCTGACCTTGTCTACTGACAGGAGGCTGTTGATTAATAAAGTCTACATTGCGCTGATAATTCCTGCCGGCTCGCGGTAATCTCGGCTGTACCGGAGGAGGATCGAGTGATTTACTCGACCAGTCGAACAGCTCATCCGAAAACGTCTCGTGGATTTTAGGGTCCGGCATCCAGGATTTCTGAAGCACGTTCTGATCTATATCAGCCGCTGTAGCTGCTTTCAAAGATTTGCTTAAATCGGTATCATCGAATACAGCCAAGTTGTAAATATTGTTGTGAGATATCACATCTTTGTTGTTGTCGAGCCAGCGTGATGTATTGCGATACGTGTCTGCTGTCTCGCCAGGCAACCCGATCATGACATTCGGTACCAGCTTGGCGTCAGTCATCCTGATCTTGTCCGCCGCCTCGTCCAGCAGCTTCATGTTCGACGGTTTCCGCAGGCTTTTGAGAATCGGGTCATTGGCACTTTCAACACCGAGCTCGATATACTTGATCCCAGACCCGTTGATAAACTCCGGTGACAACTTCTTCATTTGCGCTGGGGATGTCTGTACAATAAACCCCTGGAAGTCTGGATTCTGAGACTTCATACGATCATAGATATCAGGCAGCAGCTTGTGATTCTTGGCCTGACCGAATGTCTTGTCGTTCAGATACACGAGAGGACTTGGAAGATCCTTTGCAATAGCGTCAGCCTGCTGCATAATACCTTTTTTACCCATTTCTGTAACACTTCCCCCTAAATTACAGAAAGTACAGCTATGCAGACACCCTGTACTAAGGCAGAGTCGTGGAACAGTTTTGGTACCCTTGAAATTCTTATAGTTATTCCCAGCCTGGAATTTGAAACCAGTGTCTTCAACCATGTCTTTAACATTGTCATAAGCCTTTACGTTGTCCATTTTCTTGAACATACCGAGATTTCCGCCGTACCCCCCGATACTAAACTTACCGGGCGAGCTCTCTACGAGCTTCTTAGCGAAGTTTTTATTCACGTCCAACACCGACATCGCGGTATTACCGTATCCGGCGTCATTCATGAACTTGATAGCTTCATCGAGATCCCGCACGACATACGTGTCAGCGTTTTTAACACTGTTCGCGATCTGAGTCTGCCAATCCGGTAATTCCCAGAAGTCTGCCGGTCTGTTATAACCAGGACGGCTCTGGTACAGCTTGTCAAAATACTGAGTCGCCTTATCCGTCGCCTTTCGAGACCCGGGATTCAACAAGTCATCTGAAAACTGCACCATCAGAGTGCGATCTGAATTACTCGAAACAGCTCCAGGTTGATCAGCTCCTCTCACCCAGATATTACGGTCAGTACTGGTCGGGGTGCCTCTTGAAGCATTCTTGGCAGTCACGCCCATGTCATATGTCCGCGTAGGCGA